CCACAAATGCTTGTCTACAGTAGCAGTAGTAGTCTTGTTAACAATATTTCTTGCAGTTTCCACATTGGTATCACGCTTTAAAAATATAGAAAGCGCACCTGGCTTAACAATAAAATTGTCAATAGTACCATCACCATTATCCGCAATCTTATCTGAAATAACAATCTGGCAGCCATGAACCATGCCAACCGTTCCCTCCATAAGCATGCTCATACCCATATCAGAAGGCAAAATATAGCTGTCATCCTTACGAAGCATAGCAAGCTGAGAAGGAGCAATAAGCAAAATCTTCTGTCCGTCTAAATTCTGCCCAAATTTCACAAGAGCATCAGCAACCATATCCGCACTAAGCACATTTTCCGAATCATCATGCACCATAGGAGCGGCAATATCGCAAAGAGCATTGTAGCAGTCGTCATCAACCTTTTGAGTGATTGAACGTCTCAATTGCGCGGCAGCAGTGCCTAATGGGTCACCGTATCCGCTAAGAACCGCCTCATCAGTAATCTCAATACCCTTCGCCGCCTTTTTCACAGAAGCGGTAGCGGCAGTTGCAGAAAGCTTTACAATATCAATATCATTACCTTCAGTAACGTCTGTGGCATCACCAATATATGAATATTTCGGCAGTTTAACAGTGTCACCGGGCTGACCAACAAGACAAGTATCCAAAGTAGCCAGCGGCGCAAATTTAATTTCCTCCTCCAAATTCAAGTTCACCAAATCAGATAAAATATCAACCTTAACCAAATCAATTGTTTTTGTTGTACCAATTGCCATAATAAATCTCCTCCGTTTTTAATTTTTTAAATGCTCATAAAGCTCAGGGTTATCGTTAAAAATCTCAAGTCTTTGCCTGTAACCCATCTTTTTAAATTGCTCCTTTGAAATTGCAGGCGCATTGCCTCCACCCAAAACAGGTGTGCGCCCTGCCAAAGTGTCATCGCCGAAAAGATACGGTCTTTGCTTCTTTAAAAGCTTAATTTGCTCATCAATTCCGCTAACCTGTCCATCCTCCGAAACTGTAATTTCGTCATTGGAAATAAGTAGCCTTGCAACATCAACATCCTTAAGCTTAAAATCCTTAGCAGCAGCCTTCATGGCAGCATCAATAGCAATTCCTCTAACCCTCTCGTCAGCACCGCTGTCCAACTGTTGCTGAAGCAAACGCTTCTGCTCAATTGCCTCATTGTATTTATCCTTCGGGATAAAATTTTTCGGTAGCTCCGTACGAATACGGAAAGCAATCTCCTCGCCACCCTCCACATCCTTCAAAATACTACTAAGCCATTCCATAATAAAACCCTCCTTAGAATTTTTATACTGCCTCTCGCAGTAGGGAGTCCCTTTTGTTCTTTATGCCCTGCAAAACCGTTAAAAAAGGGCGGTTTATTTGATTTTACCCTCGCGCGGCGAGTGGTAGTGTTCGGTAAAGCGCTACGCGCCCGAACACTTTTTATACCTGCTTCAAACCCTCAAGCTCATCATTAATGTCCTCTGTCCAAGGGTGATGAGCAATAATAGTCCTGTCGCTTATAATACCTTGACTGACACTGGCAATTTCCGCCGTTTCTTTTTCGTTAACAATCATCCGTCTGTTAAAAACAACCGCAACATCACTTGGAGAATAAGAACCATCTCCTGAAATACTTACGTATTCACATAAAAACCACAAAAGCTCCTTAATGGCAACAACAAATTTCCTTTCTGTAATTCCGGCCTTCATGTCAAGAAGTGAATAAAGAAATTTCAAAGCAACCCCGCTTGCACCATTGCTGAATTTGTCACTGTTAACATTAACCCCCTGCCCAAAAAGGAATATGTTTTGTTCCAAACGGTTCAAAAGCTCACGCTTAGCTTCAATAGGAATGGAAAGCTCCAACTTATCAACACCGCTTCCGTCACCACTGGCAACCTTAATAACCTTGTAATAACGCAAATTTTCAGAAAATTCACGAATGTCAGTTCCCTCATACCCCTTCAAAATGGTAACAACCTCTTGAACCTCCGAAAGATTATTGGAAAGGTCTGAAACAGCATAATCATATTCATCAATAAGCTGCTTGTAAAATTTCAAATCGCCAATCATTTCCTCATTGTTCTTAAAAGCAATAAAAGGAACTTTGCCCCAGCCATAACCTTCATCATTCTTATAAAAATGGCAGTCCTCCTTAAGAAATCCAACCTTTCCGTAGGTATCACGAACAAAATATTTAACAGTGTTTTCATTCCACCACTCCACCATAAGTTCTTTTTTATTTTCCACCACATTATCAAGCTCATAATATCTAATCAAACCAACCAACTGATTTTGCAAGCCCGTATCCCAAATAGGTATAACCTGCTGAGCAGGAATAACGACAAAATCAAAAACACCATCCTCCCGTATAAATACTTGCAGATAATCAACCCCCTTGTTAGCGGCTCCCTTAACCAGCTCACACAAAGCATCATCAAATTTTTCGCCCAAAAGCCTGTTAATACAAGCAGTAAGCTCAATATCATCAGCATTAAAACGCACAGGCCTTCCTGCAAGATAAGAGGTCTTTTGGTCAACTAAAATTTTGTGCCAATTATGAGGCAAACGCTTATTTTGCTTAGTTTCGTCAACAACCCTCACACCATTGTCATATCTATAAATACTGCGTTTTAAAATGTCATTTTCATTGTTATAATACCGCACCCCCTCTAACATATCAAAATTGCTGTGATTATTAATTAAATCAGCAACCACCCTCTCATCACTTATACCATTTAACCTAAATTGATCATCAAACATTTTAGCAGACATAAAAATCCCCCTATAATTATTTTAAAAAACTAATATTGCTTTCATTCATCTTATAAGAAACCGCATACCTAAGCGCCGCAATAGCATCATCAAAAACACAAATCGGCGAATCAATAAATATACCATCCTTACCGGAATCCCACCTCCAAGCCTGAAGCTCCTTAATCAAATTAACGCAAACAGGGGAAACAAACAGCCTCCTGCGCTTTAAAAAATCAATCTGTGCCATAACGCTTCCCGTTCCCTTTTTAACCGCAACTGCATTATATCCGGCCCTGCGCCAGGTTTTAATTCTGTCAGGCTCGGCACTGTCGCAAACCATAATCACCTTCTTATCAAATCTTCCCTCTGCCAAAGCTATAAGCTCCGCCGTGTCCTTACCGTATTCATAAAGCTCATTGCAAACAAAAATATTATCATCCCTAAAACCAACCGACAAAATCGCATTAGCATGATTAAACCCAAAATCCTGACCTATAACAATATCATCAAAATCATTTTCAAAATCGCAAACCTCAAAACGATTAATAATAAGTCCCTCCTGCTCACCCCATTGTCCAAGGGCATAAACCTTATAACCGTCAGGGTCAACCTTTTTTCTTAATTCCATACGACGATGAAAGCTTTCATCAATAAACTTATTATCCAAATAAGTGGAATGATGAATAAAAACATCATCGCATACCATGTCAAAATAGCGTTTCTTAATCCAGTGCCTAGAGCTTACAGGGTTAAAGGATAGTGTAATCTGATAAAACAAATTATCATTATCAAGCACCCCACGTAACCTGTCATCCAAAACATCAATGTCACTTTCATTAAGCTCGGTAGCCTCCTCAATCCAAATCCAAGTAAGCTTACCCTGAGCAAAATTAATGGATTTCACCTTCTCACGCTGCCTTAAATCATTAAAACCGCAAAAAATAATGCGGTTACCGTTAATCCGGCACCGCATTTCCATAGAGCTCTCTTTAATTTCCCAAACATCACTTATTCGGCTGCCGCAAGCCCTGCTAATAGCAGAAGAAAGCTCGGCAAAGGTACTGTTTCTGTTACTTTGCTCAACCTTCCTCACAACCAGCAAATTCGCCCCGGCATATTTCTTATCCATCAGCTTCAAAATAAAATCCTGAGCAATATTAACACTCTTGCCCGAACCTGCCCCACCCATAAAAATTCTGTAACGCAAAACGCATTCATTAGCGCGCTTAAAACACCTATTAAACCTCAGCCTCACATTTCCCAACGTAATCCACCACCACCCTGATATCACCATCACTAACCTCATTGGAATTAAACAAGCTGTATCGCCTCCCCAAAAGCTCAACTGCCTTTAGGCGCTCAGAAACCTTAACAACCTCATCGCCCACATCACCTCTGGCAATCTTGGATAAAATCTCAATAACCTCCGCCTCATTAACAATTTTCCGCTTTGCCAATCGCTCACAACCTTTCTATGCTAACCAATATACCATAAACCCGTGCATATATAAATAGCATAAAAAGTGCATCCAAAGCATGTCATAATTTTGAAAAAAGCTATTGCCGCCATATAAAGCGGCAATATATCATAAATTATAATTTCAAATCATATTCTAATAATCCAATTCTATCTTATAATCATCCTCAAAACATTTCCTAAGCCTATCAATAGCCTTCTTTTCAATTCTGGATACTTTTGGCGTCGCTTATTGTAAGTGGGTAAAACAGGCTTAAACACTGACTTTTTCGTCAGAAACTGTCGATTTTTCGCCCTTAGGTATCGCCTCGCTTAATGTAAGTAAAGGCTCTTTTTTGCATTTCAATTCGCGACTCTTAAAGCAGATAATTATCTCTTTTTCCTCCGTCAATTCCACTCGCTCAACAAGACTTAAAAACAATTCTCTGTTGAAAACATCGGTATCCAAAAATCGGCTTACAAGCTCCTTGATTTTGTCCTTTTTCTGTTTTGGAGTTTTAATCTCTGTCTTATTTAAATAGGTCAACTTTTCTTCAAGAGTGATTCGCTCCTCTTTCATACGATTAAAAATTCTGGTAAAGTCATCATCGGAAAGTATGCCGTTTAGCTTATCCATATAGATTTTATCCATATTGGCAGTGATAGTTGTAATTTTGTTTTCCATCATTTTGGCTTCACTTTGATTTTCCTCACGCTTTATATATTCTCCATAAAACTTCTCACCTAGCTCTAAAAGCTCATCTTCATCCAAATAGTTTTTGCAAACATCGCCAATTTCCTCAAAAACCGCTTTGTTCACAGTTTCCTCCTTGATGGAATGACATGTGCAAGCGTTTGCCTTTGTGAAGCGTTGATATGTCCTGCAAACAAAATATAAACAATCGTTTCCCTTACTGTCAGGTCTGTTAATTACAGCTAACGGATACCCACATTCGTGGCAATGAATAATGCCCTTTAACGGATAATTATATGTTCTCATCCTCGTTGTTTTTCGGCTTGCCACAAGAGTTTGTACCTTGTAAAACATATCTTTGTCTATGATCGACTCATGGGTATTCTCAACTACTATCCAATCCTTTCTTGGGATTTTAATGCTCTTTTCGGATTTGTAGCTGATCTTCTTACTTTTCCCTTGCGCCATATTGCCAATGTAGGTTTGGTTCTGAAGCATGTCAGATACTCTTTCACTGCTCCAAAGTCCGCTGCAAGGGCCTTTTCTTGTGACGGTTAAGTCTGCATATACCGCAGGGGGAATTATCTTGTTGTCGTTTAAAATCTGCGCAATTTCTCTGCACGATTTTCCTGACACAGCATAAGAAAATATCTGCCTTACAGTCGGTGCAACCTCTTCATCAATAACAATTTTATTTTTCTCTGTTTCTGACAGTTTGTAACCGTAAACCGCCTTGCCACCGATAAATAAACCTTTATTTTGCTTATCGTGCTTTACACTTTTGATTTTCTTTGATATGTCCTTTGCGTACATATCGTTCATAATCGCTCGAAAAGGCGTAATATCATTGGCACTTGATTCAATACCTGTATCAATACCGTCCAAAATCGAAATGTACCTCACTCTGTTTTCAGGGAAAAAGCGTTCCATATAATGCCCTGTTAAAATGTAATCCCTGCCAAGCCTTGACAAATCCTTTGTGATAACCATATTCACCTTGCCCCTGCCTATATCCTCAATCATTCTTTTGAATGCAGGTCTGTCAAAATTACAGCCAGAAAATCCATCATCAATATATTCATTATAAACATCCAAACGATTGTTTTTGGCATAGGTGAGCATCATACTACGCTGATTTGTCACACTTCCTGATTCGCCTTCGTTTTCATCCTCCTTTGATAATCGTATGTAAAGTGCGACCTTATAGTCCATCGGGTTGCTTATCTTAGTGTACATATTCCATACCTCCAATAAGCGACCATTCATTTATGGTGATTATATCATAAATTATAACCCCCATCAAGTTAATTCTTTTAAGCATTTTATCAACTCGCTTTCTATGTATAGTAAAAATGAGGATATTAAAATCTTCTTAACGTCCTCACCATCGCACTTGTATTTGCAAGTTACTTTCAACATAATTTGATTCCTCCTCGCTTTACTTGATAGTATTATTATATTGCCTTATGTTTGTCCGTTATGTTTTTGTAAAAATATTATTGACAAATTAATTTATATATGGTAATCCATATATAAATTACACAGTATTACCAAAGTGCTTATATTATATAGCGGTGAGACACCAAAGTCACCGTGCCGATTTTGATATAACGGTTCTTGAACGTGGCACCGATGAGAAACACAAGAGTATCCCATCGGAGTCTACAAGAATTCGTTTTCAAGAACCGCTTTTGGATAAAATATTTTCAAAAAGATTTCATGATTTGCATGAGCTGCCCCGTTTCGGAGTAATTGCTAAGGCGGTAGCAGAATTATCTGACAACCGCAAAGAAGCGCTATTTTTAAAGTTAGTAAAAAAGTATACCGAAAAAGAAATCGCAGAGTATAAAGGTGTATCACAGAGCAGTATTTCACAGCTTTACAAAAAATCCATTAACCATATTAGAAATAGTATAAGACAACATATTAATCGCAAATTATATCACGGTAATATGCTTTTAAAATCTGAAATTCGATTTTATATAGATTTAATGTGGCCATTAAAAAAAGCAAGTTAGGAGCTGAATATAATGAATGTTGAAAGTTTACTTAGAACAAATTGTTCGGAATGGATTAAATATAGTGAATATGAATATGTGGAAGACAAAAAGGGTGGGCTTTATTTAAAGCCCACCGATGACATTATTATTAAAATGTATGACCCTATACAAGTTATAGCCGATATGATAACCGAAGCATTAAATATAGGATATACTTCAAAATTACATTTATTAGATGAATTGAAGTTGCAGTATAAAGTATTAAATTTTGTACTAAATTATGGACTCTTAGGGATTATAAATGCTTTTATGTGCGGCGGCGACTACTCCGCATAGGATAAGGTTACCTTTAAAAAGTTCGAGTATTTTAATAAAAAAACTATGAAAACTAAGGATTATATAAAGCTGTTTTCTACCTTTGGCAACTTTAATAACACCGAAAAGGATAAAAATGTTTTAACTGCAACCACTATGACCGAACGACCGCTAAGCTGTATTTTTATTTTTTCAAAGGAATATTCCGAAAAATACGATTGGATATTACCTGTATTTGAAAATATGGCTGATATTTTCAATACCTCACAGCAAAACCGAAAGGCAGAATTTAAATTTAAAGATGTGTCATTTTCACTCAAAACAGGCACAACTCCAAAATTAGTTTGGAATATAAGTTCACTTCCGCAAGCTATGGAATTAACACTGGGGGTATATTTAACTGACAACAAAACACTGCTATGCTCCTGCAAACACTGCCATCAAATATTTTTTACCCAAAATCCACGAGCCCAATTTTGCTCCCCTCGTTGCAAAAATCAATATAATGTCTATAAAAGCCGTGAAATCCACGGGCGATGA